GGAAATACAATGCGGATTAAACTAGAGTATATCGAAGTTCAAATGCTTCTTAGTGGTCTAGATGCAATGCATCTACCTACTACCTCACATGATGATATTAAAAAGAAACTGTATCGCCGCCTAGAACGCTTGGAAGCGGACTATACCGGATCCTATGCTGATACTGCTATCGGCAAAAAGATCGAAGCTGCTGTCGATAAGATCGAAGCATAAACCTAGACCAGCTAGCCTACATCATGTAGGCTAGCGATACGTTAACCAGAAAGAGGAAATACAATGGACATTTATTGCGGACACTGTGGCGAACCTTGGGAGATTGACTCACTACATGATGTAGTGAGCGAAGGTAACGCAAAGAACTATCGCGATGCCGCTCACAAGTTTACTAAGCTAGGTTGTGGCATCATGATGTATCCATCGACCGGTACATGCTCTAATCCGGTATCAGACCAGTACGCGGCAGACCGTGCTAGGGTAAACCATATCATGAGCCCTCATCCAGATGAGTGGATGGAATAGAACCAAGGGCCCTTCGGGGCCCTTTTTTTGCGCCGCGTTGGCCGGCCACCCCATGCCGGTGATCCGCAGAGCGCGGCCGGCCGTCCAACCCCAAGGGCGCCAAAGATCTAAGCGCAGGCCTGCCGTCGAACGTCGAACGCGCAGGGCGCAGCGAGGGCGCAGGATATGCAAGCGACCGACCGGCTAGCAGGGGCGCAGGCATATGCAAGGGATCGACCGGCTAGCAGGGGCGCAGGCATATATATAAATATATATAGGCTAGCAGGGGCGCAGGCTTGGCGCGATGCGGCCGGCGATGCGGCCGGCGATGCGGCCGGCGAAACAGCGAACAAAATACTTGTGATGTTAGCGCGGCCGGTGTAGATTAATCGAGTAGACTAGAAACAGGAAGGACAGACAATGAAATCCGGAGTCATATACAAGGGTCAAAGCCTATTGGATGGCAAGCCAATCGTTGCGATTGCAACGTATAGCGATCGCAACACAAAGACGGGTAAGGTGCTTCAGACCTATATCATACGCGCAGACATCTCACCTCTAGAAGCTAGTAAGAGCGGCGAAGATTTTAGCATCTGCGGAGACTGCAAATTCAGAGGGACACCAACAACGGATCCTGTACGCAAACAAGCGGTCAAGCGTGACTGCTATGTTAACCTAGGGCAAGGCCCGACTATCGTATACAAGTCTTATATGCGCGGCGTGTATCCTGCAGCAGACAACGTAGGCGATCGCGTCGACCTAGGCACCGGCCGCGTCGTTCGGATTGGTACTTACGGCGATCCGGCAGCAGTCCCGTCCTGGATATGGGATCAATTGATTAGGCACTCTGAGTCTCACCTAGCATACTCGCATCAGTCCGGATTCCGTCCAGACATCGCCATGCAGTCCGCGGACACCGAAGCACAAGCACAAGCTCATTGGGCCCATGGCAACAGAACCTTCCGAGTTATCGCGGATCTAGGCGAGTTGATCAAAGGCAAAGAGATCCTATGCCCCGCAAGTAAAGAGGCCGGACAACGGGTGCAATGCAACGCTTGCAAGTTATGCGGCGGGACATCAGTTAAAGCTTCCAAGTCAATCGCAATTGTGCAACACTAAACATAGGGGCCTTCGGGCCCCTATTAACCAATGTGAAAAGGATAAGACAATGCAAGCAAGTGAACATAACGCCGTCAAAGAGGCGATCGCGCTCCGGATTTCGATACACAAGGCCGCGGAAAAAATCATCGACAACGATTATGATGTGACACATCTAACAGATAACATCATGACCTTAGTTCTGAACTGGGCGAATCCGGTACACGCGGACTATGCCGTCAAGCCCCAAGGTGTAACATCATGAGGGAAATTGTTTTGGAACTATGCGCTGGGCTCTGTGTCTTCGCGATCCCGCTCGGCCTCTTGTTCTTTGGAGGTGTACTATGAGCTATGATACATCCCACGGCAGCCCCTTCGATCGAGGAGGGGCCGACTACTACTACCACCGGCCGGCGTACCCTCATTACTGGCCCCAGGGCACGGGCCAGGGCATTAAGATAAGCCAAGGGCATATGAGCAAGGCCGAGGTCCAGGCGTACAATGCAGGCTATGACCTGGCTGCCGAGCGTGGGGATCAAAAAGATTGGGGCTAATAGAGCGGGGCCGCAGAGCCCCGACATAATAGATATAAATAATCGAGCGGAGCCGCAGAGCTATGGCCGCGGACCATCGAGCGGGGCCGCAGAGCCAAGCACATTAGCATAATGATCAAAGATGCGGGGCCGCAGGGCCTTGAGCAGGGCCGCAGAGTTCTTGAACGAAGAACCATGGGCCTCGGACAGGCCACCAGCTAATAGGTTCGGGCCCTCGGACCCCTCAAACAAAACAAGGGCGCCCGTAGAGAGGGCCTTGACCAAGAAGAAACTCAGCCCCCCGCGAGAGTGATATGCCATATGCCAAGCCGCCTGATGAGGCGAGACTTTTACGGCGTTAGACTTACTTACCTTCAACTCTATCCAAACGGGCAAGCCTTCCCAAAGCAAATGAACATCAGGTACACCGCCGCCATGCTTGTTTTCAATGCGTGTAGCATAGGTATTTTTAGGTAGGTTGCTCCTCAACATACTCCAAAAGTTCGCCTCCGGTCCTCGGCTCATCTGTTACATCCTTATAGTCTGCATCGATCACGAAAGCTTGCGGGTATTGTTTCTGCAAAGCGGCCAGACGAGAGGTGATCTCATCCCGTGATAGCTGGTCCAATGTGTTGATGTTTTCCCGTCGATCAATAGTAAGGCCACCCAAAGCGGAGCGAATTTTTTCTGCGTTGATGGCGGCAGAGAATTGACCTGCATCCTCGGCCCCTTGCGACAGCTTATGCAGTCGTTCAAGTTGTCCTATTGTGGTGACAGCATAGCGTCGTTCCCGTTCAGCCCGTAGCTCAGTGATGTACTCCAAGACATGAGGGTAGTCGCGACCGTTCAATAGTTTGGAAGCTGTGACAGGCGCAACATCATGAGAGTACCCAGCCTTACGGGCGGACTCAGCGTTGGAGTATATCCCCTCTACTACATGACGAGCGAAGGTCATCTGTCTGGTGGTGATCTTGCGACCATGTTCATCTTCGGTTTTCTTTTTCAGTGAAGTCATAACACCCCTCCTATTCCACAACCATACAACAAGCAGTAGGCTATGCCAAGTTCTCCTATAGCTTATATCCTAGGTCGAAGTGTAATAGTAAAACCAAGAATCTACCCTTGGGCTGGTTGAAATGTTCTCAACTATTACACTATTCTGTAATACCTACACCTGTTTGTAATAGTGTTTGTAATACCTATCACACTACCTAACAGTATGGTTTTGTTATCTTATTCTTGCCTGCTTCTACAACTATTACAACTATTACACTTTTGCCTCGACTTTTTATTGCACTACACTTTTTTCTGTCAGATTGCTCTATATGTAATGTTAACCCATGGCCGTGGACCGAGGTCCGAGAAAAAAGCACTTGCCCCCTTGAATTATATGTGCATACTCCACAACTAGAGTACATTAATTATCTTAACCAATGTGAAAAGGAAGACCACCATGAAACTCCAACTCAAAGCAATCAAGCATACTGAATGGGCAAGTGAAGAGACACATTGCTATCAGGCTTCTTTATATATTGACGGCAAGCCTGTTGCTATTGTGAGCAATGATGGACACGGCGGATGCGATCGTGACTATGACCACCCTAAGTTCAAGGGTGACTACCGCGCTACGATGAATGCGGTACACGAGTATTTCAAATCATTACCTAACGAGCCTAGTGAGTGGAGTGAGGATGGTTTTGCTCAGTCATTAGAGGGTTGGTGCGGTGATCAGGTCAATGAGTTCCTCAGTTCGCGTGAGTTAAAGCGCAAGTTTAAGTCTCATGTTTTGGTTCAACTCAAGTACAAGGAAGGTATTTTCCAGACCAAGTACCACCCGACTGTAACCAAGGGTGAGTGGATCATTGACAAGCAAGCGGGTGAGACCCGTCGCATCTTAAACGACATGCCTTTTGACGAGGCTCTAGCAATATGGAAGACAACCTAATGGCGTATGTTGATACCATTCCTGCACTGACTGAAGAGTATACATTCTGGTGCAAGGCACAGGGTTTGAAGTGCATTGATGCGATGGAGTTGATCCATGAGGGTAAGCTTACTCGCCACCAGAATGCATGGGTTGTTCAGTTCATGGAGCGTTGGGAAGCGGCTTGGGATCGTGAGCTTGATGATGAGTTGCAAGACCTTGAGGCTTGGGAGCGTGAGCTTGATGCTGAAGATGCCGCCTTGCAAGAGTGCTGGCATAGAGAAGGGGGTGAGTGATGAGCGCCTACTACAACGAGATCGATCCGTATGCCGCCGAATGGCTACGCAATTTAATCAAAGCCGGACACATCGCGGATGGTGTTGTCGATGATAGGAGCATCAGTGATGTCAGACCAGAAGAACTTTTTGAATTTACTCAGTGCCACTTCTTCGCAGGGATTGGCATCTGGAGCCGTGCCCTCAGAGGTGCGGGATGGGCAGACGATCGGCCAGTTTGGACCGGATCGTGCCCGTGCCAGCCTTTCAGCGGTGCAGGCAAAGGAAAAACGTTTACTGACGAGCGGCATCTGTGGCCCCATTGGAACCACCTCATCCAAGAGTGCCGCCCTGCAACAATCTTTGGAGAGCAAGTTGCAAGCAAGGACGGCCTCGGTTGGCTCGACCTTGTACAAACTGACATGGAAGCAAAGGACTACGCCTTCGGGGCGTTCGATCTCAGCGCATCGGGGTTCGGCGCTCCGCACATCAGGCAACGCCTCTGGTTCGTGGCCGACACCGACAACGCGGGATCACAAGGGCGGATACCAAGGGGGCCGGATCAGGAACGGGAAGATCAGCACGGACACCTTGGACGTAACGGCTCAACTGACGGGGGGCTGGGCAACACCGACCTCCATGACGGGGGGCACGGGGATCGCGCCCTCACATCTGACGGGCAAGCACGGGTGGACCACGGGAGCGCAAGCGCAACT